CAATCTTCTGCGGAGCGAAGATCGTATGCTCCGCGTCAGCCGTTCGGTTGGTCACACCATGCGGGCCATAGTTGACCCACGAATTTTGTCCGCGCGTTTCGTTCGTCATCGCCGGACGCGCGAGGTCCGAATACATCGCGGCATGGGAGCGCCAAGCGTTTTCCTCGCCCTCGGCTCTGAAACCATTGCCTTCCTTCAAATGGCCCATCATGTCATGCACGATGCGAAAGACATCGTTGACGACAACCTTGCGCCCGTCGATCACTTCGCCGGTCGGTCGCAGCAGCGGATTGTCTTTGCTCATGTCGCTCGCGCCGACGCCGGAGCCGTACCCGAGGTCCGTGGGAAATCCCCACCAATGGTTGTTCTCGCTCACGTCCATCGCCGCGAGACGCGGCGACAGGGCGTAGGGGTCCTTCTGCCCGGGCTTGACCCACTCGACTTGAAGACCCGTCTTCTTGATCACTTCCCACTGCGCGAGAGTTTCCTTGGCCATCGCCTCGTAGCTCGCCTTCACCTTCGGATCGGTCGGGTCGTTTTTCTCGTTGTCGTACTCAGTCGCGATCCGTGCAGCCCGCTCCTTATCGAGCTTCGCGTATTCGGTTGGCGGGCTGTAGGGCAGCCCGGCCGATCTCATATACTCACTGGCCGCGTCGCGGAGCCGCCCGATTGGTCCCGGAACATACCACTGTCCTTCAAGCGCGATAGGCTTCTGAGGTAACCCATCAAGAGGTTTTGCTCCAGCCGCGACAAGGACCGCTTGCGCCTGCGCCTCTTCGGGAGTGGTCGCCCCCTTGTGAGCAGCAACATTGATCGGCCGTTCGGTAACGACTGCACTCGCGCCTCCAGTTTGTTGCGGCCCCTTCAAGGCTACGTCGGTCGTGCCGAACTCGCCATGATTGTTGCGGGGTTGGGCGGGGTTATATGTCACTGGGTAGATGCTCTCTCAGATGGCGGAATGCCGCCTTGATGTGGTGATGACGAAGCGCAACGATGCGCTTCGTCAGCTCGTCACGGGACAGCATGGCATCGCTGACCCGTGTCTTGTTAATCCCGGCAACATCCATCAAGTGCGTCTCGATCATGTCCCGTATCGCCGGTTCACAGGCGTCGAGGATATCGATGGCCTCGTGAAAGGTTTTTACGATGTGCGGCCCAGCCGGATCACTCACGGCTTGCTCGCTAACAAAATGACGAGAAGCACCGCGATCCCGAGCGCGATCACAATTGACCAGCCCGTGGCGTTAGCACGCGCTTCCTTACGCGCCTGCCCGGCCAAGAATTGGTCGAGCCACGGGTCTCCATTTTCGCTCTCTTGCTCGTCAGCCATCACGCGCCGCCCTTCGTCTTTCCGGCCGACGCGCCTTTCTTGCCGACCTTGCGCTTCAACGGAACAGGTGACCCACGCGTATGGCCCTTTGGACTTTGACTGTTCGGCTTAATCGGAACATTCGAATTGGGCGGCGCTGTTGAGGCGGGGGCCTCCGGAGATGCGGGAGGCATAGCTCCGCCGGGCGTGCCCGCAGCAGGATCAGCGATAGGGCTGACATCCTCATCCAAGAATGTATCGTCTGTGACCGACTGCTGAAACGGGCCAACCATCGTTCCGAGCATCGACGCGGCTTCCTCTTCGATCTGCTCATTCTCTTCTTCAAAATCCATCTCCGTCATGTCGTTAAGCTTCATCATGCGGTGCATAGAGCGCAACGACAGTGGCAGACCCAGTTGCTTCGCCTGCATGAACGCAAGCAGCGCAGCGCCAGCGACAGTCTGATCGGCAAAGTCCGTGGTGGGCTCGACCGAAACTTCCTCGGGGTCTTCACCGACCCACTCCGCGCAGTATTTGAGGACTTGCTCAAGTCCAGCTCCGGCGCACTGGGCAACCGAAGAGATCGTGGTCGTGCGCGCGGCCACACGAATGCGAAGCGCCTCGCCGCTTTCGCCGCGAGCATTGCCGACATCCAAGAATGAAACCCCCAGCGCGGCTGCCGCCTCCTGATCATTCTTCAAGCTCTGGCGCATTTCGCCGAGCCCGGCCGCCGAGACGCCGATGTATTTTGCGTCGCCGCCGATCTTCAAGTCAATGACGCCTTTGTTGCCGACGCGCAGTTGCGTCGGGGCGGCTTCGTCAATCGCGCCGCCGATCACGACGAGCGTATTCTGGCCCTGCAAGTAGAGGGTCTGTCGGTAGTCCGCCTCGGCGCGATAGATCGCGAGCGCCAAATTGGACAGGCCGAGAAGCGGGGACACTTCCGGTTCGGGTACTAGATCGTTCGCCCCGATGAAGACGAACGGGATGTTGTCAAGCATTTTACCGCCGATACTCGGATAGATGAAGTCCTCAAGGATCGGCATACTCGTGTCGTTGACTTTGATGGCGACGCCGTAGGGCGCTCCAGCAGGCGGACGCTCCCAGCCGCTTTCCAGCTCCGGCTCTCCGCCACGTGTCAGGACACGGTATTTGCGTTCGGTCTTCCATGTGAAGCCTTCGCGCCGATACCCGCTTTCGTCGAGCACGACGAGGTCGAGTTCGTTCCGGCCCTCGTTGAGCTTGCCCGCGTCCCAGTTGATGATCCGCAAAGGGTCGTAGAACGAGAGGTAGGGAGTTGCCTTATCCACATCCACGCCTTGCGGTGCATCGGCGAGCAGTCCGCATCGGCCGTAAACGAGCTGCGCTACATTGATCCGGCGGAGCAACATCTGGAGCCCCTCGCCTTGGATCGTCGCCTTCTCCATCATGCCCTCAAGCCGCTTGGGCAGCTTGATGACGGCGGGCTTGTTGTGCATGATCCCGACCATGGCCTTGACGGCATCTTTGACAACGTCATGGAAATACGCGCGCAGCAGATACGCCTCATAGTCCTTCCAGCCCGGCGAGTTCGGCGTGGTCATCCCGTCCTGCACCATGCCCTCGGTCGCGGGGAGGTAGTCGAGCCGCTTCGACTTAACAGCGCGCTCGCCCGCATAGGTATCGGCCATCTGTATCCATTCGCCGAGGCGCTCGACGTATTCGGGATGTTTGTCGGGAAGGGCCATTGGAAATCCTATCTGGGGGACCGGCTCCGTAGCACGGTTAACCCTGTTTGTAAATAGGGCTTGACAGCCCGGTTATGCCCCGACACGCCCGGACCGCATGGTCGGTGCTTCGAAGCGCAGGAAATATCTCGTCTCGTCGCCGTTATGGTCTTCGCTGTCGTCGTCAACGTCGTCGATCTTAGTCTCGTCGCGCGGAAGCACGGGAACGCACCGAAGCCAATGCTGGCATTCGGTCGTGATGAAGAGCCCGGGGATTTCCCGGAAGCCGCCCGGCGGGCGCTTGGTCGCCTTTAGGTGCTTTCGGATTTGCTCCCAGCCCTGCTCGCGAGAGCCCGGCCCCTTGTCGGCTTTCTCCCAGAATATGCCCCGGTGCTTGACGCCGTTGATCGTGACTGGCTTCTCGAAGTCGGTCGCAATCGAAACATCGGAGCCGTTCGTGTTGTCGTCGAAGATCGAACTGTCGGCCGGTCCTCGGCTGACGCGGGTCCACGACGCGTCGGCAGCGCGGAGGCCCCATTTGATCTCGCGCTCAATGATGCCCTTCGCGATGTCAGCGACGAGCATGCGCGAACCTTCGTTCGGCTGACCGCGCCAACCATACCACTCCTTGAAGCGGAACTTGTCGCCTCGCACGGTCGAGCGCGTGCGCCCGTCGCGCAGCTTGAAGTCTGTCCCATCGCTAACCGCGTACCAGCCGACCGAGAATGGCTTCGACGACCCGTGGTCGTAGGCCCGATAGATTTTCCAGCCCGGTGGGATGTCGAATGGCTCCATCACAATCGTATCGCGGTACTCATACCAAATGTCGTCGAACATGCCGCCCGCGACGATGTCCCACGAGCCCTCCATCCACGCCGCGAGTTCGGATGCGTTTCGTGCGGCGGCCTTGATGCGCCCCTTGTATCCGGGGTCAGCGTGCAGCAGCAGAACGTTCTCGTCGAGGTAGCCGTGGATGGCGCGACGCGGCGGTTCGGGATTGCCATCTTGGTCAACGCTGTCCGTGATGAGCGGCCCGACCGTGATGCGCTTGCCATTGATCATCCCGCTGATCGGCAGCCGCCAGCGGGACTTGACCCAGTTGTGGCCGACGCCGTAAGGGTTCGTTGTCGAGCGTACCTTACGAGGCATGCCCTTGATGGTCGAGCGCGAGCACGAGAACATAACCTTGTAGCAGTCCGGGTTCGCCCACGTCGTCAATTCTTCCCAGCCGATCCATGGATAGGCGTGGCCGTGATAGTCGCTGTATTGGCTCGGCGTGTTGAAGTGCGCGAAGTAAAGGCGCTCGCCCGTGGGCCACTCCCACATCGTCTTCACTTCGTTGTAGACCGCGTCCGGCCAGATACGCTTGATCCACTTCTTGGATTTTTCAATGATGTCGCGCAACTGCGGATGGGTCTGTCGGAAGAGAATGCCCTTCCACTCCGCGCCCCATCCCTTGCCGACTTCCTGACAGAAATCCATGATGAGCGCGTCGGTTTTGCCGGGGCCGCGCGTTCCTTCGTAGAGAACCTCGACCGTGGGGTCCATCAAGAATAGCTCTTGTGATCCCGGCTGCGGAGCCCACGCGACCGCGCGCAGGACATTGTTGTCGTCCAGCACATACGGGACGTACTCCGCGCCTTCTCGTCGAAACTCTGCTACGCACGGAAATCCCATTACTCGTCGTCCTCCTCAACGAACGTGACCGCCGGTCGCTTGGCCCGAAGATTTTCTTCTTCGATCTGATTGAGAGCCTCCGAGGTAGCCGCTCGCACGCCGACGACGAGCACTCCGCCGCGCACGTTGACATCAACGCTGGCCTTGTTGCCATACTTCTCCGGCATGTGCGTCTTGAGGATGAACATCGCAAGATCGGGGTCGATCTTCCAGACCGTCTCCG